TGAACATCTTCTTGGCGTGCCGGCGGACCTCGTTCGGGTCCGGGCCTTCCTCGATGTCGTCAGTCATTTCAGGGCTTCGTCGATCATCTGCCGCCACCAATCCCACATTGGCCGGCCAAGAGACCATATCGGATGCTCTGCCCTCCACATCTCTGCCGTCGGCTCACGCAAGGCCCCGATCGCAGCACGAGCCAGTTCCGTTCGCTGCCGCTCGTTCGAGCAAAGCAGGCATTCACCGGTGCTGTCCCGGGACAGCACATCGCCGATCGCGTTGGCCACGCGCTCAATCGCCTCGCTCATCGGTTCACCTCGCCCTCGATCAGCTTCGGCCCCTGCTCCGCCAGCATCTTCTCGTACCGCGACAGCCCCGAGAACCCGAACACCTCGATCAGCTTCTCCCGCGACACCCCGAGCTCGAGCAGCGCCCGCAAATCATTCAGCGCCTGATCCGTGTGATTGACCGTCAGCTCTCCTGACACATTCACGTTCACATCCGTCACCCCGCCATGCCCGGTCCGGTCCAGCACCATCTCGATCGCCTTGGCGTGCTTGGCGTGCTTCGGATTGTCCAAAATCTCCCCAAGCCGCAAAATCGCCTTCGGCGCCAGACTGAACAGGTACTTCCCCGTCAGCGCCTTGATCGCCGCCTGGATCTCATCGCGCTGCAGCAACCCGTGCGCCCGGACCTTGCACCCCTCGCCGGCGTCCGAATACCCGGCAAACCGGGCGGCCGCCGCCCCCTCGCCCCCGCCAAACACATACCCCCAGGCAAACTTGCGCCATCGTTCATCCCGCAACCCCCGAACCGCCTCCGGCAGGTCGCTCGCATCCGGCATCAATGGAACCACATCCTTCATGCCGCAAACACTAACCCCGTTACTCCCGACAACAACGCACCGGAACCAAATCCAGAGTTGCCCAAATGCCACACGAAATCCGAAAAAGGTCCGCGAAAAGAAGGGGATACATGAAATTGGAAACGATCGGGCATTTCTCCCCCACCCCCCTCCCCGCCGGGTCTTTCGCATGGCCAGGCTCAATATCTGGCGCATCATCATCTGGCACGTAGCTGACACACCCAGTGTGCTGCTGTGCGTATTCACCAATCATATCAACAACATGCGCTGATGTGGTTGTCCCCTGTCTAGGGAATTGCACGGTCTCGACGTGTGTCCGGACCATGCGAGTTCCATGATTATGGAATATCTCTGTTATGCGCTGCATGTGCACAACGAGCTCAATCGCATGCTGGACTGCGAGAGCGCTTGCCGGCTGGGATGATGGTTGGCTTGGTGGATGCTGCGGCTTCGATGGCTGCTTGCCGGAGCGATGCCTTGTCGGTGGTGGTGAGGTGCTTGCGCTTGATGCGGTGGAGGCGGGCGAAGCGGGCTGCCAGGCGTGGGTTGTGGTTGAAGGGCAGCTTGGGCATCAAGGTCAGGTGCTTGTTGTTGGAAGAGTGCGCGCGAGGTTGCTGTTGGCTCTCACGTGATGCCTGAAGATTGGTGATTTGACAATCCGGTCTAGGACGCACCGGATTATGATGCACATGCATGAATATTGATGCAGATGCTTCTATCTCAGGGCTGCATCGATCATGGCCTGGTAAGTCGTTGTCACATCCTCGTATTCGAACGTCCGCCCCTCGAACCAAACAAACGATGAGCCGTCCTTCACCATAGCCTCGGTCGGCTCGCGCATGGCCTCGATCGCAATGCGTGCGAGATCGCGCGCCGCATTCTTGTGCTCCTCATCGAATGAATCCCAGCGGGTACCAGCCTGCGCTATCGCCACGCGTTCAATCATCTCGCTCATTCCACGATCTCCTGCACCACAGGCTTATGCCAGCGTGCTGCTGCTGCGTTCTTGGCAATGGTCTTGCGCCGCTCTGGTGTGAGCTTGCTCAATCGGGATGATTTGCGGCCCGCTTTCTTGGCAATTTTGATGCGTTGCTCACATGAAAGCAAAGCATTGCGCGCGGTGTTCGCTTTCTTCAAATGTTCCCTGATTATGTGGGGTTTTGCCATTTCCTGGAGCTTCTTGGAGACCTGACCCGGCTTGCGGTGCGGAAACAGTGGCCGCTTGCGTTCTTCCCAGACGTCCTGCATCTGCTTGACCGCGGCCATGTCGATATAAACCCTGAATTCCACAGCAAATAGCGATGTGAACAGCGCAAACGTATCGTATCCCAGACGCTTCTGCTCGGTGCGGCTGAGCACCTTGTCGGCGTGGCCTCGGCTCAGTCCACCCACCTCGTCGATGAACTCGAAGGTGAGCCCGAGCCGCTCCTTCATCGTCCGAAACACCTCCACCGCGTCCTGGAGCGTGCGCACGGTCGCGATCACCTCGGTGGGATCGGGCGGGATCTTGATCGGCGCGGTCATCGGCGCGCTTCCTTCCGCGTCACGCAGGGATCACCGTCACGAAATCCCGGCACCATGCCCGACACTGCGCGCCCCTCAGCGTCGTAAATCCATAATCCGGTGTGACACGGATTACCGAGACATTCGACGTTCCCGCGCGCACCTACGACCTTCAAGGTGAATCCTTCGCCTTGGCAGAACTCGGCGCTGTACCCATTGGGCACGGAGAGCAAGACCAGATCACGCGGGTACACGGCGTAAATGCCGACGGCGAGGCCTGCCATCGCGGCCACCATCGTTGAGAAAATGCACCATCCCATCGATATTTTCATTCTGCTGCCTCCTGTGTGGGCTGGTCCGTTTCACGTGAAATCGGAATACCGATACCTCGATCAAGACGCGCCGTAATGCTGAGCGCGAGGTCGCTGGGTGGTTCGAGCCCGAGGGCGCTGTATTCCCTCCAGACCCGGTTCAATGCGCTCTCCCTTGCTTCTGTGTTGAGCCTGATGCGCCTTGCAGTGTCGGCGTCCTCGTCCACATTACGCAGCCGCGCCAGCAGGTCCGCAAACCCGCTCATCACCCGGTCGTAGCTGTCGGTGGCGTTGCTCAAAGCGCCCTCAATCTTGGCCGTTGGGTCGGGATCTCGCGGATGAGAGGCGTTGGATCCATCGCCCGCTCGATCGTAAGCGCGTCGAGCACGGATTCGAGATGGATAATCGTCTGTTTCGCCGGTTGCAGGATTTGCATCACGGCATAGCGAAGCTCGGCGGGCGCCGGCGCAAATCGGTAGTTGGAATCCTTTCCGCCACCCTCGCCGCGGTGCCATTTGCGGATGGCCTCCGCGATCGCCCAGGGCGCCAGATCGTCCAGCGCTGCCAGATAGGCGTTCGCCCGGGCTTTCCCACTCTCCTCGCTCCCGCCGGCCATTGGATAGGCCATCAGCATCGTTGCGAGCAGGCCCAAGCGCGCTTTCTGGTTCGGCTGGCTGTCATCCGCCTCGATCACTGCGCGCAGCTCGGTAAGCTTCCCTGCGATCCGCGCGCGCTCATCAGCCGTCAATGTTAAACCGCCCGAGAGGTACTTCCGGGGCGGCATCCCGGGATGGTTGATCGTTCCCAGCGATATCCGCCGCAACGCTAGCAATTCCGGCGAAGAAGTCAGCGCTTGCAGATCGACGCGACGCGTTGTGATTTCCGTTGCCATTGGATGGTTCTCTCCGAATAAAACCCATGAACGTTGCGTCCCAGTCAGCCTTGGTGGTGATGGAACGGTTTGCGTTTGCTGCGCACCAATTGCGCATATTGTCGGCGAGCTCATCGACCCGCGACCGGCCAAGGCCCCGGGCAAGACCTTCGACGTAGTGCGGTTGCTTCACGATCCAGTCGGGTGGAAGTTTTGTGCCGCGCTCTTTCTTTTTCTTAATTACTTCTTCTGAATGCTTCTTATCTTCCTCTAAGAAAGAAGAAGACGCATCGCCGACATCGGGTGGATTCGGGTGGATGTCGGGTGGATCGGGTGGATGTCCGCGACGCTTTCTCCGGTAATCCCGATCCCAAGCGCGCCGCTTTTCGGCGACATCATCCACTTTTTGTCGGGTGGACAAAGCGAGCTCCATCGACCTCACAGCGAGGATGATCATCTCTTTCGGAATGCAGTTTTTCAGCATCTCCGTGATCATGTCGGTGATTGGGGTCGGTGCAGAACTCATTCCGCCTCCTCTTTCGCCTTCTCGCACCGCTCGGTCTCGCGACGTTCGCGCGCGCGGTGCAGCATTCCCTGGATGTGCCTGGGGGTGACGCCCAGACGCTCGGCAATGGCGGCGGACGCCAAGCCCCGCTCGTAGAGCTCGAGCGCGCGGTCGGCCTTGGTTTGTCCGTATTGGCGGTAGACGCGGCTCATGGAATGGCCCTCACAGTGACCACAACGAGCGCCTGGGGGCCGTAGCGCTTCTCCAGCGTCATCCGGCAGATCAGTGAATCGTCGCGATACACGACCCCGTTAAGGGCGTCGTTCCATGCCTTGGCGATATTATCGAGGTCGGGCTTTTTGCCGGGCTTCATCTCGCCGCTGAGCGCGCGCTGGCGCTTCTTGCTCGACCACGAGGTGGGCACCGGGAAAACTGCGCGCATCACGAACTCGACCGGGCAATCGAACGGCTCCTTGTTGCCGATCTCCTGCATCGCGATGGTGCGGATCATGCCCTCATACGTCCGGGTCTTCTCCGGCGTGTAATGGCTGATGTGGCCGGCGCGCAGGAACGCGCGCGCGCGCCCCTTGCCTTGGGGAATGCCGACCATGTTGATCGTCACGGGATCTTGCCCTGCTTCGACCGGAGCATGAAACGGCGCATCAGCGGCGGACGGCGCGCCAGTTGCCCGGCGCGCCTCGTATTCCGCAAGCTGGTCGTCGGTCCAGCGCATCAGGCCGCGTCTTCGATGTCGGCCTGTTCATGACCGCCGTTGCCGCGCGCCCATTCCGGCACGTCGCGGGCGATCTCGTTCGTGATCTTGAACGGCATCGCGACCCCGAGGACTTCCGGCCGACCCGGGAACCAGATGACGGCGGGTGCCTCGAGGCCGTTGTGAGCGACGAACGGCATCGGTAGATCGACCGCAGCAGCGAACTTGTCGAAAGACGCCAGCAGTTTCAGATTGAACTGCCCAATCAGGCCCGAGACCTTCTCGCGCGGCACCGTCTTGCGCCAGTCGGGGAATGATCCGTCGATGGGCAGGAACGTGACGTCGCAGAAATCATGCGCAATGGTCAGACGGCCGCTGCCGAATATCTTGGCCTCGCCGACGTCATCCTTTTCCAGCTTGTGTGGCTTGCAGTGCGCTGTCGGGATGATGAATGTGCCGATCAGGAGATTGTCGGGCGCCTCCGGGTCCTGCTTCTCGTCGTGATAGGCGATCAGGCGATGCCCGTCCGTGGCGATATAGGTGACGCTGCGGGCGTCGATCTCGAGGCACACGCCGTTGAGATAGTATCGGGCCTCGTCCTTCGAGGCGAAGGCGACAGCAGCACCCAAAACACGCAGGTTGATCGTAGAGGTCAGCAATCCGTCAGCTTGATCGGCCATTCCCATTCTCCTCTGGGTGAAATTATTGCGCCGCGCGCAGAAAAAGCGGCGGCTCTTCGATATCGATCATGAAGCGCTCCTCATCGAGCTTGAACCGCGGCAGGTTGAGCTTGCGGGCACCGCGGAAAATCTCACCGATCAGATCCAAATCACCGGCGCCGCAGAGTTCCTGTCCCGGCGCCGGCGATTCCTGGGGCCCTCCTCCATCGGTGGTGGGTTCGCAAATGCCCACCGCCGCGGCCGGGGCTTGGGAGCTAACGTCCGCGGCGGCTTCATCCGATGTCAGGGCAACTGAGTCATCGGAATTGAAAAACGGTGACGGTGGTAATGCGGTCATCGTGATGTCCTCGTGATCGTGTGAACGGGGACGCGGTACTAGAACGGACGGCGACGCGGCGGTGGAGTGGGCTGCGGCTTCTCGTTCACCCAAGGCGCAATACGCTCAGCGAGCGCGGCGCACCCCGAACCCAGCCGGGTCAGAAGCTTCGCGACGAACGTTCGGGTTGTCCTGAATGAGTAATGCGGATTCGAGCTTGGCGAGGCGTGTCTTGAGGTCGTGGTATTCATTCGCGACTGCTTTCTCGCGCTTTAGGCGAAGGGCCTCGTTAATCTGTGCAGCTTCGTGAGCGTCGATGCGGCGCGCCTTGCCGTACCAAATGTCGAACGCGCGCCAGTAAGTCAGGTCGGCAAGCCTTGCAGCACGGGCGATCGCGGCTTTGATCCGATCGCCTGACGGACGAGGTTCTGAGAGTTCACGCAGGGCCGATGAAAAGTCGCTCCCAACAAAATTGGGAGAACTCCCAACGCCCCCGGCAAATAAAAAGCTCATCGTTTCCTCCACGCATTACAAATCAGGGGCTGTGGTGATGCAGATTGAATTGGCCGCGAAGCTGCGCGACGTGACTGTGTGGATTGAAATGCCTTCATCCGCCGTACCCCATAGCTTCGATGGAGATCGGTGGGGCGCTGGCGGCGACCGCTGTCCTGACCAGATGCTCGGCCGCAATCCTAGCGCAGGCACCGCAGCACCCAGTGCAGATGTGAACTCCATCGCGGCCAGCGATGAGCAGATCAGTTTGGTGATGGCATATTCCGCAGAACGAGCAATACGGACCACCGCAATTCACTGGCTCGCAGTGGGAGGAAAGAGCTTTTTGAATTGTCTCAAGAACCGTTGGATGAGATTCGAACCACTCGCCCTGAAGCCGCCACTCGGCAAGATCAGTATGAAATTGCTTTTCGTGAGCAGCCGTACCCTTGATCGCGCCGAGCAGTTTCAGAGCCGAAGCATTTCCCGTTTGCAGCTGGCTGAGCCGCCGCTTCGGATCGTCGGCGGTGTAGCCGATTTTGATCGGACCGTTTTCATCTGCCTGGATGAAGTAGACGTACTGCTCGCTCATGAGGATGCCTCGGCCGGCACCTTCATGCGCCACAGCTTCGTCGGCGCCGTCTTGCCGATCGCCGCGAGGGCTTGGGTCAAGACGACGTACGTATTCGGAGGGAAGGTCTCAAAGCCGCGCCAATTCGAAACGGCGTTGGGCTTGCTGGCGGTCAGCTCAGCAACGGGTACGTTGCCGCCGAGAGCGTTGATGACCTGGTCGGTCGTTTCGAGCATTTCGAGGTCCATATGACCTCAATTATTACAAATTCCTTGAAATTACAACCGCCAAATAGCTTTGTTACCAAAGAATTTGAAAATGGTGCAATTTCCTGTTCCATGACCGGAACGGAAACAGGCGGAAGATTCGCCCCTACAGCCATAAGGATGCGGGCAGTTCGGCGCGCGTCGGCATATCCGGCACGCAAGGATTTTGCCAATTTCCTTGGAATTACGGTTCCGCGGCTCTCGAATATTGAGAACGGATTCCCAATATCTCGAGACGTTCAAAACCGCGTGACAGCTAAGCTACCGTGGGTGAGTAGGGATTGGCTGATAGACGGCCTTGAAGGCGGGCTGACCGTCGCAACGCTTCAGCGGCTGGCGCCGTTGGTGGTCGAAGAGAGCGACACCACCTTACCGCGATCCAGGTCCCGGGGCTCAGCCTCGCGCTGAGGCGGGCAAAGGTACGTGACCACCAATTCCCGAGCGAGTTCGAGCACGATCAAGGCATCAGCGCTGTCTTCCGGGAGCGCGGCCGCGATTTGAATGGCGTGCCGCCGATGCCAAGCCTCTGTGCTCATGTTTACCTCCAACGCTATGAAATTATTATTATTTCTGTTTAGCTCTCCGGCATTGAGGTTGCCATGTGTCGGGTATGTTACTCTCCGGTGTGCAAAATGTCATCTTTCTGACGCACGTATGGCCGGCGCCGCGACTAATGGACAATTTTCAATTTTCTTGTAATTAGCCGTTGCATTTTCAAATTCCTTGAAATAAGGTGATCTTCTCAAAGGAGATCACCCGATGTCGGCACACTGTGCGCCCACCGCCCCCACCTTCAGCTATTTTGTGACGATGATCGACCACGGCCGCAAAGGCCGTGAGGCGGTCGTAGATCCCGAGAGCACCCGGCGCGACGTGATCGCCCGGATCGTCTCCGGCGAATACCCGCGCGACCGCATCCTGTTCATCCACGAGATCAGCGACGACGCGCGGCCGGTCGACATCCTCGCCGACATCCTCGCCGAGTGCGACGCTGCGCATTACAGCCACGCGCTCAAGTCCACCATGGATTTCGTCGAACAGGCGCTGTTCGACCACGACCACGCGCGCGACCTGCGCAAGCACGAGGTGGTCGGATGAAGCACCGTCTTGCATGTTCTTTGGTTGTCGCTGCCGGCGGTTTCGTGTGGGGCTTGGTAATGCCTGACCTCCTGTCGGCCGTCCTTGTTGGCGCTATGTGGGGCACCGCGGTCGCTCATTTCTGGATCAGAAATTTTCCGATGGAGCGTCCCAATGCGTAAGCCTGACCCCGTCGAGATCGTTGCCATCTTCGTTCCCGTGCTCGCCGAGGCTATCGCCGTCACGCTGTTCATCATGATGGGCGCGGTCTGGATCCTCATCGCATCGGGGCGGATATGAGATTCCGCCGGCGCCAGCGCATCCCAAAGCCCGCACAGCGCGACTGCGCGCGGTGCCGTGAGTTGTTCGTCTACTTCCAGATCACCAAGGCTCGGATGTATTGCGCGCCGTGCCACGATCTGGAGCGGCAGGACCACAACGCTTTCCACAACGGGCAGGTTAGCGCCGAGCGCGCGGTAGCGAGGATTGCATAATGCCTGATCCGACCAAGGCGACCATCAGCGCGACCGAAATGTCCGGGCTGCTCGGCGTCTCGCCCTACGTGACGAAGTGGATGCTCTACCAGCGCTTCGCGAAGGGCATCGAGGCGCCCGGCCCGGATCATAACCGGCTGGACTGGGGCACGAAGATGGAGCCGCTGCTGCTCGAACAGGCTGCTTCCGACTTGCGGCTCGAGGTGACGACCAACCGGCAGCCAGACGGCTCGCAAGTCTACCTGCGCCGCGGGCTGCTCGGATGCTCGCGCGATGCCGACATCTACGACCCGCAGCGCGGGCCAGGGGCCCTCGAAACCAAATGCTGCTTCGACTACAAAATCCTCATGCAGGAGTGGGACGGCGGCAAGACCCCGCCCCGCCAGCATGAGATCCAACTTCAGCAGCAGATGTACGTCGGCAACGGTCACGTCCCGTTCGAATGGGGCTGCATCGCGCTGTGGTGCGGCGGCGACATGACCTATTTCCAGCGCAAGCCGATGCTGGATCTGTGGGCGAAGTTCGAAGTCGAGGCGATGCAGTTTTTCGACGACGTGAAAGCCGGCCGCGAACCCGACCCGTTCGGCTCGCCGGTCGAGGTTCCTCTGCTCAAACAGATATTCGACAAACCGACAGGCGAGATCGTCAGCGCCGTCGACAAGCTCGGCGAGGCCGAGGCCACCAAGCTTGCGCAGCGCGTGGCCGATGCCGATTACCAGCGCGTGGTGCGGCTCGCCGCGGAGAAGGCCGAGGAGAAGGTGAAAGCCGAACTCCTCGGCCTTCTCAAGGAAGCTGACGAACTGGAATTGCCGCAGGGCATTCGCGTCAAGCGCATTGTGACGACGGCAAACTACAAGGCCCAGCCGGCGCAGACCCGGACTTCGATCTCGGTCAAGTCCATTATCCCGCAACAGATCGATGGAGGCTTCGGTGGGATCTGAACTCGTAGTTCTTGAGCAGCAGCTGAAGCCGCTGGCGCCGCACTTTTCCCAGGTGCTTCCGAAAACGCTGCCTGTCGAACGGCTCATCCGCACCATCGTGATTTCGGCGCAACGGCTTCCGAAGCTCTTGGAGTGCGACCGGCAGAGCCTTTTCAATGCGGCCATGTCGGCGGCCTGTCTCGGCCTTGAGGTCGATGGCGTCACCGGGCAGGCATATCTCATCCCGTTCAAGGGGCGCGCGCAGCTCGTCGTCGGTTACAAGGGCTACAACACGCTGGCCGCGCGATCCGGCATCACCATCACCGGCGCTGTGGTGCGCGAGGGCGACGAGTTCGACTATCAGCTCGGCAGCGCTGCCTATGTCCGGCACAAGCCGAAGGGCAGCAAGGGCAAGATCACTCACGCATGGGCTTGCGCGCAGTCAATGGATCGACCTGCGGTGGTCGAGGTGCTCGATATAGACGAACTCAACGCGGTCAGGGCGAAGTCGCCAGCTGTCAAGGGCGGCTTCGATACGCCGTGGAACGAGACAACGATTGGTTTCCCGGCGATGTGTCAAAAGACCGTCAAGCGCCGGCTCGCGCGATCAATGCCGCTGAATATCATGCAGCAGGCCGCCCGTATGGACGAGGCCGTCGACGAGCAAGGCGCGCCCGCATGGATCAGTCCCGACAAGGGCGTGGTGATCGACGGCGAATTCAGCGATGCACCGACCATCCATCATGATCAGCGCGGCGTTGATGAGTTGCTCGCGCCGCGCCAGGCCGCTCCGGCAATGCCAGCCGCCGGAGCGGCCGAATACATCACCGCAGCCGAGTGGGATTTGCGGCTCGGCGATGCCGCCAAAGAGGGGACGGCCAAGCTGCAAGCGCTGTGGGCAACGGTTCCGCGCGAGCACAAAGATACGCTCAAGGTCGCGCTCGATCGCAGACACAAGGCCACCGCTGCTGATGCAGATGCGAGGGCGCCGGCATGAGGTGGGACACAGGCGGCGGCTGTCTTGGCATCTTTTGCATCGCGGCTCTCATTTACATCTTGGCCATCTATATTTTCGGGGCCGCTGTGTGTGTGGCCGATTTAAAGGATTGCATCCAATGAACGACCGGACTTCTCCCGTAACCGCGAGTGTAACCGATCTCGAAAAGGCGGATATGTGCGAGAGATTGTCGTTTCCGCCAGACGATCCGCGCCACATCACGGTCGATAAGCTCCTGCGCGAATACGCTGCAATTCTCCGTAGCGGTCATGCCCAAACTCCGGCAGATCAAGATGCCCTAGCTGAGATATGGCGTCTGTGTAATGAGGAAAGCTACCTCTCCAAGAGAGCGATCGTCAGAAAAATCGCTGGCATAGTCGAAGGTCGCACCAAGGCCAGGGCCGCAACGGACACATCGACAGGTGGCAACTGTCCCAGATGCAAGCGAGAGCCGGCCGATAAAGCTTTGCTTGGCTCGGACGACGAGGGCCATATTTGCGGAACGTGCTGGAGTAATGACAGGCACGCGGACTCCTCTCCTGTCCGTCCTGAGGAATAGCCATGTACGGAACCAATCGCTCCACCCAGGGCCCTCGGCCGCAGCGGATGAGCTTGTTGGAAGCCATCGTCATTCTTTGGCGCAAAATTCGAGGATAAGGCGCGATGTACAAAACCATGGACGAGAAAAAAGACCTTGCCACAGATATCCATCGCCATATAGCGCCGTTCGTAAAGCGGATCGAGGCGCTGGAGAACGCCGCAAGCAATAAGACCGTCGCGGATGCCCTGAGCCTGCTTTCCGATCTGTTCTCGGAAACGGCCCATGAGACCTGGACCAAGGGCGAGGTCGTTGAGGTCATCGAGGATTTTATCGAGGTTCGCTGTCCGGCGAGTTCCGGACAACCGCAGAGTCCGCCAGTGGCGTGGCGCTACAAGTGTCACGATGGCCAGTTCGTTTTCATGGAAACGCGCCTCACCGATGAGCAGAAGTCGCGTGGATATTACCGCGACGAGGATTATGAAGACATCGAGGACGAGGACGGATACGGCCCGTTCTTCTGGTCGAATGAGACCCCGCTATACGCGGACACGCGCCCACTCCGGCAGTCAGGTGGATCATGAACCTACTCCCGATGGACTACGCTCTGTTCGGTTACCTTGTAGAGCACGGCGGGTCGGTCCCGACGATCGCGATACCCGCCAAGCTATTCAAAGGTGACATCCCTGACGACGCCCCCAACCTGGTCGAGAGTGGTCTGATCGAGCATGTCGGCGAGTTTACAATCATCACGCATGCGGGGCGACTTGCCGTCTCTTCGCAAGATCGGGGGACACAATGACTACTGGATCTGGCATTGCCATTGCTGGCATCTGGGCTGCGGTGGCGTTCTGCGCATATGCATTCGCGCCGATCCTATTGGTTATCGGTCCCTGCGCTTATTTGGCCACGGAAGCAATCGTGGACGGGCACCGGACACCCCAGGAGTCCGAAACATGACCAAGCACACAAAGACGCCTTGGCGTATTTCAAGTTTCGAGCAGGATGCGGCGGGCAGCGCCCGCGTCATCATGGGGGACGATGGGTTTTCTATCGCTCATGTCATGGATCGGACCCCGGCAGAGAATGAGGCGGACGCGGCTTTTATCGTTGATGCGGTCAACTGCCATGACGCGCTAGTGAAGGCGCTTACACTTGCGGAGGACATTCTTTCTCGCGCCCCGTTTTCGAATGCGCTCTGGCCCAACGGGATGCATCCGATGACCGGCATCACACAAATCCGAGACGCGCTCGCTCTTGTGGGATGTCCGAAACAGCGAGGAGATGCGGCATGACGCCGGCACAAAAGAAGGCGCTCGATAAATTCTTCCACGCTAAAAGTCCTGCGCTGATACCGCAAGGCGCCTGCATTAGAACTGATATAGCCAGAAAGCTGCTTGATGCTGGCTATGTAGAGTTCTTCCATCAGGGCGATCTTTTCAGAGGCGGCTACGCGCCATTGAAAATAACCGAGCTTGGCCGTTCGGTAGTCACGGGTGAGTCGCAGTCTCCGGCAGACCGAGGCGGCAAATGACCGTCAAGTACAATGACATGACGCCAGAGCGGATGGCCTGCCTCAAGGCGGTTTCGTTGGCTCACTCCAGCATGAGCCATGAAGACCCGAGCCTGCTTCCATTCCTGGATGACAACTCGACTCTAAGCGAGCCAGACACGTTCAACCAGTGTCACGATGCGGGCTGGCTCATCAGCGGCCATGATGATCGAACAGACAGTAGCTACGTCAGACTAACTCCTGCCGGCCGCGACGCGATCTCTTCCGGTGACCGAGGTGGCAAATGACGCAGCACCCTATTGAGAAGCTTTGGCGCGAGTGCGATTTGCCGGAATATTTTCTCGGCAACGGCGGCAGCAATGACAAACTCTACGCGCTTTATGATCGGATCATTGAGCAATGCGCGAAGGTGTGCGACGAGCTGCGCCGCGCTGATTACAGCGCCGAAAGCCCTGACTGGATTGCAGGCGCCGATGATTGCGCGAAGGCTCTCCGCGCTTTGGCGAACTCTTCTGGTATCCGCGAGGGCAAATCATGAGGTGTCATGCAGGCGTGGAATTCCAGAGCGGCAAGCCATGCCCGGAATGTGGAGCGGGGCTCGGCGAGGTTTGCTGGCCAGGCATAAATGCGGACCTTTTAGAAGTCGTGCAGCTTCGTAAGGAAAACGAGCGGCTACGGTCCGCCTTAGATCGCGCTTGCCGGATCGCCCTTGGAACGGATCTGACCCGCGAGGCCGCCGAAGAAGTCATGAAGTTGAGGGCTTTCGGAGAAAATTAGCCCAGCCGAAGGTGGCGCAAATAACATCGGCAGTTGGAGGAGAAATGCCTTGGACAGTCTCCGGCAAGAAAACGACGGCTCTGTGGACGCCCAATAGTGGTCTCCGTTCTGTGGAGCGCGTGCCAAGATTCTTGCTTTTCTCTGATCCAACAGTTTCGGATATGACGAAAGATCGAAAGGGAAAACCATGAGCAATAAACCAAAGATGCACTACTGCTTCAACTGCGGCGAAGAGCTCGGCGTCTATGCCAGCCAGTCCTGCTTCAATGAATTGGAGGACTGCGGAAAGCTGGAATGCACCCGTGCCGCTCGCGATTGCCACCAAGCCGAGCGCGAAGAGGCACACGAGCGGCTTGATAGGGATATGGGCTGGTGACCACCCCGGCACCCCAGACGATCGAGCGCGAACAGGGCAAGCTCTACCTGAGCGATGCCGAACTGATCCGTCGTCTTGGCGTGCCGGAGAAGCACATGCGCAAGATCCTGCCGGGGCTGGAATCCAAGTACGGTTTTCCACGGAAACAACCGCTTTTTGATAACAGGCGCTATTGGCCGGCAGTGAAAGCGTGGTTGGATAAGCGCAACGGGATCACGATGAGCCCGGAAATAGCACGGAGAGAGAACAATGACTGAACGAACGCCGCCCCGCGTCGAGGGTGCGCCTGGTCTGGTTTGGCGCGAGCGCAAGAACGGCTGGGTAGCCTACTGGCAAGCCCGCAGCGACCTCGTGAAGAAGGGCTATGCCCCCGGCGCCGTGAGGCTTTGGGAAGGCGCGGAACTGGACGAGATCGACGCCCTCGAAATATCCTCGCAATGCAACGAGCACCAATCGGTGATGCTGATTTGGGGCCGCGAGCGCGACGGCAGCGGCAAGCCTATTCCGATCGTCACCCTGCACAACCTGATCGAGAAGTACCAGTCAGACCCGGATTCGGCGTTCCACAAGAAGCGCTACGACGCCCGGCAGGGTAAGGCCGCGCTACTGAAGCGCATTGATAAGCGGTTCGGCGACGTGGTGCTTGCCGAGATCGCCGGCCGGATGATCCTCTCATGGTATAAGGAATGGAGCGGCAACGGCCAGAAGGTATCGGCGGGCGGCGCGTTCATTGCGACTCTGCGCACCTTGTTCCGGTTCGGTGCTGGCCTGTTGGACGACAGGGAATGCGCCCGCCTCGCCGAGACACTGTCCAGCCAGAGCTATAAGGGGACCAAACCGAGAGAGGTCGTGCTATCGGCTGAACAGGCAGCCGCGGTCCGCGCCAAGGCTCATGAACGCGGCTGGCCCTTCATCGCCCTCGCCCAGGCGATCCAGTTCGAATGCACCCTGCGGCAGCGCGACGTTATCGGGGAGTGGGTCCCCGTCGAGGAGCCGGGCATTTCCGATGTGGTCCAGCGCCTAAAAAAGAAGGGCAAAAAGAATGACCTCAAGTGGATCACGGGAATCCGCTGGGAAAAGATCGATGAAAATCTGATCCTGCGCCATAGGACCAGCAAGCGCGACAAGGAAGTTGTCGTTGACCTGCGGCTGGCTCCAATGGTCATGGAGGAATTTCAGATCATGTTCGGATCGACTGAACGCGCCGCGATGCCAGCCTCCGGTCCCGTCATCCTGTGCGAGGTTAACTCATGGCCGTACCGTACCTCCGAGTTTCGGCGGAAGTGGCGGAAGGTTGCGAACGCAGCGGGCATTCCGAAAGACGTCAAGAACATGGACACTCGGAGCGGCGCGATCACCGAAGCGGCTGAGGCTGGCGCCAATATGGAGCAGATCAGGAAGGCGGCAACCCACAGCAACGTCTCGCAAACTCAGAATTATTCGAGGAACAACGCCAAGGCTACGGCTGAAGTTATGACCCTCCGGGTCGAGAGTAGGAACAAACCGAAGACGTAAATATCGGACGGATAGCGGACGGATTTAAAAGCTGAGATTTTGTAATTGGTTAGAGCATGGTTCAGAGTGGTGCCGAAACTGCGATCCGAAAATAGGTGAGGTCAGCTAAGATATTCGGTTGATTGGCCTATTTCGTTTCAAAGCAGAAATCAGAAGCCCATTCCGTCCGCTATCCGAAACACTGAAAGCCGCATTGGGCGGCATGGAGAGCAAGAGTGCCCCGCGACTACAAAAAGAACTGTCCGTGCCCGCATCATCCATTCGGATGCTTTGGTCATCCGAACTCGTGTGAATGCGCCAACGAAGAGATTGATTATGCCGAGGCCCTTCGGATGATCCGCAAACACATGCAGCCCGGCGATACGGTCGGGAAGATGTTCATGAGGGTCGCAAAGGCGATGGAGGCCGAAACAGGCGAGGTCTGCGACGGGTGCGGAAAGTTACTGATCTGCCGAAATTGCGGGAAGTTTCGTTCCGGTGAGAACGCCGTCGCCTCAAAATGTGCCTGCATGCGTGGTGGCTACCCGCTGGGAAATTGTGCTGAATGTGATGATCCAGAAGCTCGCGACGCTTTTGAATAGCCCGGAGTTTCAAACACTCCGAAACAGTGAAGGGAAGAACGATGGCCTACGCCTCTAAGACCGACGTTCCGGTAGACCGGACGCGGACCGAGATTGAGGCCACGCTGAAGCGGTACGGCGCCGATCGGTTTGCCTACTTCTCGGAGGCCGGCCGGGCCATTGTGGTTTTCGAGGCCAGCAAGCGGCGCATCAGGTTTGACCTGCCTGTCCCCGAAGGCGAAGCAACCAAGGACCAGCAGACCCGCCGGTCGCGCTGGCGGGCCCTCCTGCTTTGCATCAAGGCGAAGCTGGAATCCGTCGAGAGCAAGATTGAGACGTTTGAGGAGGCGTTCTTGGCTCACGTCGTCCTGCCAGACGGCACGACCGTTGGCCATCACACGCAGAAATCTATCGAGCAAGCCTACAGCGGCAACCAGATGGTGCCGATGCTGCCACCCCCAAAAGGAGACCGAAAATGAGCGATACCAAGACGATCGACCACGACACTTACCTGAAGGCTCTAGCCATGTGCGTCATGAGCAACGACCTGTATGTCCAGGGGCGCGAAATGCAGCTTCGCCTGGAGGCGATGCTGGGAACCGAAGACGGCAGTCACATCTCTGACGCGATATATTCCGGCAGTAAAATTCGCATTTCCGAGTTCGACGAGGCATTGAAGCGCGAGGGCATAAAGGTCGAGCCCGCAAAGGCTGAGTAGCGCGATCAGGCCGGCTATCCGAAACACTGAAACAGGAGAATGGAAATGGCGGAAAAATTGGATGCGAAGTTCTCGGGAGTGATTTTTAAAATCAAGGACGGAAGCATTGTTCCTGACGATGAATACGTGGTGTTTCTGGTCAAGGACACGGCCTTTGCCCACATCCTCCCGCTTTACAGGGACGAATGCATCAGGCTCGGCGCTGATCAGGAGCAGGTCGCTGCCGTCGATCGCATGATCCAGCGCGCCAATCGGTGGAGAGCAGCCAACCAAAGCCGAGTGAAAGTCCCTGATGCCAAGGGCGAGCGCCTGGTAGGATAGTCCAGACTGGCAAGGAGACGGAAAGTGTTGCGATCTGGTCTAATTTACGAGTTTAACAAGGCTCGTGCGAAGGTAATAGGGTTCACCGATGAAGCCGTAAGCTGGCGGGAGGACGGCAAGAAAACAGTCCGTCAAACGCCGCGCTGGTTCTTCGAGCAGCACGCCGTTCCGCTATCAATGGAGGATGCTGATGCTAGACGAGCATGATATTCACAAGTTCAAGGTGGGACAGCGCGTACGTCCCAGCCAGTACGGCAAGGACCGCTACATCTTCCCGAAGACGCGCCATGACCAGACCGGCGTCGTGACGAAGGTTGATGAATTTAACTCACCGACAGTCGTGTGGGAGGGGCGGAAAACGCCATCTAGCTACTATCCAGGCTTCGTTGAGCCTGACCGTAGGCGTCGCAAGTCCGGCCATCAGTAGAGAAGGAAAGAGCAAATGGATATCCGAGAAGCCTGCGAAGACATCATGGGCGAGAATTTGGCGTCCAACATCATCGCCGATATGGGAATCCGCTGGTGTGTAGTAGCCGCAATGTCGGACCCGAGGAACGCTGACAAGCCCCGCGCCTGCGGCGTGATCCGCAAGTGGCTTGCCGACCAGAAGGCGGCGGCGGTCACGAATGGAGACCGAGCATGAAGAGAACAGAGCCGGCTTGGGATGCTTGGCTGTATAAGCCGAAGCGTGGGAAGTATCGCCATCGAACGGCGGTCCGGTGCATCAAGCCGCGCAAGGGCAAGTATTTGCCAGCCCAGAGTTGACCGAAGACCATCACCCTAAAAGGAGATTAGATATGCGAGATCTATACGACGTGATCGAAGTTGGCATGGATAAGCCGCACAAGGTCGAGGTGATCGATACGCTCAAGAGCGCCAAGAAGGCGCACGCGATCGTCAAGGCCCAGGCTGCGGCGATGCGGGGAAAACCCCACTTCTTCAAGGCCGTGCCGGCCGGAGAATATCGAGACGGCCAGCACTTTCGATTTTGAGCAGGATAGGAAAGCGCAAATGCCAACAGCCTTTGAACGAGCGAGAGAAGTGGTAGCGCGGCGGCTCGCGAGCTTTCGCCTCGGCATGGATTGCGCTGATCCATTCGCCTATACCGAGCATGAAGCGCTTTGCGCTGGCCATATCGTCGGCGCGCTATTGGCACAGGGGTTGTTGAATACCGGGGATGAGAAGTGGACCACGGTTGAGGCTGAAAGCGTTTGAGTAGAGATCGGAGAGGCCAATGAAATGCCCGTCGTGCGGCTCGTCAGACTGCTACTGGGTGACGGTTATCAAAGGCTGGAGCCACTGGTTTTGGAGGCGCTGCGCCAGGCAATGGTAGGTTTGCAGTTTCGTATATGGCCAAACTACGTCCCGTTAACCAATCTGCCGGGTTGATGGACGGGGCAACGTGGGACTGAAGGATCTCTAAAGCTGCGTATACCCCGATGGCGGAATGACAGGGAAAGCCTCTGTTCGCGCCTTATGCCCCGAGTTTGTTACCGACCCCACAACGGGAAACAGATTTCCTAGGGCCTTCATAGGAGCGAGATTGAAGGCTCCTGTCCCTGCCTCAACTTGCGCCTTTGTCAAAGACCCGCTTAAACCAAAGAACGCAACTCCGTCTTTTGTGAACCAGATTCTTGCATTTGGTTCGTCAACTACGACGCTAACCAAATCCCCGGAAACAAAGGTGAACGTGCTTCCTGTGCTCGACCCGTTCACAAATGCCCCGCTGGAATTATACGTAGCGATGCTTTTGTTTCCGTCGAAACCAGGGGCTCCAGTAGCGGCAGATATGCCGACTCCAACGCCGTTAAAATTTCCGACCGTGTCCGCCTTGACTGTGAAAAACTTCTTTCCAACGATCTGCGTATTTCCCAAAACTGTAGTCGGCTGGCTCGTCGTCAGAGCCGATTTATTGTTGCTGGCGAGGGTTGCTGTCCCGATGGGGATACTTGCGTTGAACGCAAACGTCGAAACCGCAAGAGAGAATTTTGTCCGCACTGCATCGGCAAACAACTGTGCTAGCGCATTGGTTGGGTGAACGAGGTCCGTCTGAAAATAGGTCGTATCTGCGGGGTTCTGTGATTGCGGTATGGCATCGAAATCAATGACGCCGTCAGCGAAAGACGCGAAATTGGCTTTGAGCCATGTATTGTATGCTGTCCGATAGCCTTCCTTTGTACCGTTCCACCCGGCATCGCTCCGCGCTATGATCGTTCCTATATACACCTTGTAGCCAGTTGCGCGGGCTTTGCCGCAGTAGCTTTGCGCAATCGTGCGGAGAGTTAGATCTGTCGCCCCAGCGTTGGCGATGTCATTTGTCCCCGCAAGGATGAAAACGGCGTCGCGCAATCCAACCCCATAGAGTGGGGCGACTACGGCAGCATAGTTTGTGTCTCTCGTGGCGAAAGTGTCGCCCGACACGCCGACGTTGCTGTTCCGAACGGTGGTCAAAGTAGAGAAGAATGTCGGAAATGGCTCTGTGTTGGTGCCCAGGCCAGCCGTGATGCTGTCGCCATCGAACACGACGCCGGTCGGCACAAATGCCGCAGCGCCACTGGGACCGAATCCCGCTCCGCTGCTTCCAAATCCTCGCAAGCCGCCGCAAGGCCCCGATGGGCATCCGTTGAACTGCGCTGCCGCGGCGTGGATGCCACCCAGCAGGAGAACGATGGCGAGCGCGACCCGCTTCATCGCTACCACCGCGAACAGGTGAACTTGTGTCCCGTCGTCGCTGCTACTACCGAGAGCGCCGTGTTGTATCCGATGCTGCTATAGAAGGATGAAAGGGTGGCGAAGGTGGTGGCCGTGGCTGGCGCCAGGGGGTAGGAGCCGAGGGCGGCGGCGGCGGCCGTTCCGGTGAAGCTGATCCACATCACCTCGGTGGTATCGATATTGGCTATGATGAAGCCATTGCGGCCGTTGCTCGAGGCGGTGATTGCGTTCTGCGCCGTCCCGCCCGCTGTGATGGTCCCGGAACAGTCCGCGGGCGGAACATTCGACACGGGTTTCGTCTGGGCGTGGGCTGGCAGACAGGCCGTCAGCACCAGCAAAGCGGCGATCAGCATGCGCTTCATGATCTGTCCTCGAAAAGGCGGCCGGGCCGCGATATTCGGGGACGGTAGGAAGGCCCCGGAACCCCAACAACGCACCGCAATCAGGGCTGGTCTGGCGTGTCGGCGACCTCCTCGAAGGTCACCCGGTAGCGCTTGCCGCGGATCAGCCTGCCGAGCGACGGGTCCAGATTTGCAGTGATGGAGTTCCCATCGCGTTTCAGCAGGCTCAGCTCGTTGCCGCTGCCCATCAGGACAGCGGCTGTACATTCTGCTTCGACAACGGGCGCCGGCATCGTCAGTGCCGCAAAAAGATTGCCAGTATGGCGATGCCGGTCGTCACGAGCCACGCCAATCCGAGCGCGATTGTGGTGACCCCCGAGGCCTTTCCGCTCGATATCTCCATCCCGGATGTGACGCGGTCGAGCCGCTTCGCTAGGTCCTCAAGACGCAGATTGGTTTCGGATTTGCTGGCGAACGTCTCCTGTTGATCGCGCATCGCCTGCCGAAATTCATTTACCGAATCGAAGCGCTTTTCGGTGGCAGTCTCGGCCTTCAGGATAGCCTTCTCGGCGGACGCCATCGCGGCGCTGACACCCTCTTTCGCCGATTTCGATATTTCCATGACGTGGATGTAGAGCGTGTTGAGCGTCCACCCGTCAGGATTATGATCCTCCCCCTTAGTCGGCATTCACACCCCCGAAGGGGCCGATGCCCCTAGTTGTATTCCCGGTCCACCGATCTGTGCAGCGGCGCCTGGATCCAGCCATCGCCGCGACGCAGCGCCTCAACAGTTGCGGACAGCCGTTCGACATCCTGCGACAGGCGCGTCAGCAGCACGTCCATCACGGTCTGACGCGATTTCATGTTCATCAGAAAAATAAACCCGCCGCCAAGTGTGACAGCGAGGTTGACCAATGAGACGATGACAGCGAGATTTTCCATCACCCGGTCTCGCCTGTGCGATTCTGAACATCGCGGCTCCGCGCACCTATGGTTGATTGTTGGGTAGCCATCGCAGGAGCCTCGATCTTCTGGGGTGGTTAGGCTCGGCTTGCCGTTCGCGCGACAGGTCGGGCCGCTTCTTTAAATCGGTCGATTGAACCGATCGATCAGTGAATCGAGATCGAATTCAGTCTGTGCCAGATCTTCATCCGTCACCGAGCCCGTTTCCGCCTTCTTCAGCAACGCGCGGATGGCGCGATATGCCGGCGCCGGATCGGTCTGCGCCAGTACGGTCGCGGCAGACAGGCCCTTCATGAGCGACGGGAGTATCTTGAGAAATGTTTCCATCAGCGCGGCTCCTGGATGACGACGCCGTTTTCAGCGGCCTTGGCCTTTACGATTCCGACCAGATCGACGATCTGGTTAAAGACGACGCTGGCGTTGACCTGATCGTTTGTCCTGACGAACTTGCGCAGCTCCTTCAGGTAAGGCGGGATCTGCATGCTGTAGATCTGCACCGTGCGGATCTGTTGCTTGCAGCTTTCATTGAGTGCGCCCTGCTCGCATGCGTCCCGCCATGCGTTCAGTCCGGAGAATACCAGCACGGCGCCGGCCTCGATCTTCTGCAGTCGATCCTTCGTGACAGGATTTGAGATCGAGGCGGTGCCAAGATCCACGAACGTCTGGAGCTTGGAAAAGAACTGGCAGCCGCCGAGCGATAGCGACAGCGCGAGGACAAGGATGATCCGTTTCACTTCATCACCTCCCGGGTGGGAATTTCGGGCGCATTGGCGACCGACGGCGTGATCGTCTTGGTGAAGAAGGTCTTCAGCACCCACGAGACAACGCCCTGCGCGCCTTGGATGGTGGCGACGATCGCAAGCTGGGTCTCGACCGGGACGGAATACTTATTGCCGGACACGACGGTGATAATCGACGCGCCGATGCCGACCGCCTGGGTCCAGTTGATCTTGCTCAGCCACGCGGACTGAACATCGACCTGCGCGACGGTGGTCATCGTCTTGGTGGAATCCGTGCTGCTCATGTTTTCTCCTTGGTCAGAGCGGTTTCAAACATTCTGGCTTCCGTCTCTCGCCTGATCGCCACGCCGCGAACGCTGGGCGTAGTCCAAAGGCGCTTCATGTTGCGTAGCTCGGCTGGGATTCCGGAAAACTTCCGCGCCTCCATCAGCGCCTTGATGTTCCGCATTTCGCGGTATCGGTCGCCGGCTGTGGAGAACGAGGCGCCGCGGTTGTAGACGAGCGACAGCAGCACCCCCTTGCAGGACGGCGGCAGCTCATCGAAATGCGGCAGCACGTTCGTCGATCGCAGGTATTTCGGGATGCTGACGTTCGAGAAGACGTCCAGCGCAGCCCCCCAGGGGACGTCAACCAGTGGCCTCACGCGGGCGAGCTGGCGCTGCGCGGCGTCGCCCTTTAAGCCAGCCACGCTGCACAGCGCAGCCACCATGGCGTCAGGAATCTTTCCTGCCCAGTCCTGCCGAATCACCGCGGCGGTCGAATACCCACAGTCGTAGCCGATGCCGACTGTAATCCCGGATTGCCCACCCGGCCGCTCTGGACGGTGATAGTTCCGTTCATAGGCAACGCGGCTGGAGACCTCGCAATTGACAATCAGATCAAAGGATTCCTGCGAGATGCCGTGCAGATCGAGCATGCCAAATCTCCCGTTTCCGGGGGAACTTTGGCAGGGTGTGGCATTCCAACAACGCACCGTAGCTCTTGCTCGCATTGGTTGCGTGGTGCTAGGTTCGCCGCCGTTGCTGGAGGAAACGGGCAATGGAGACTGTCTTTTGGGTCGTCGGGATCGTCGCTATTTTCGCTCTGTGCGGCTGGTTTGGCCTCAGGTGGAAGTTCCCGCCCGACACATGAAAGCTGAGCTGAAAGTCACCGCCATCGGGCTGGCGATCTTCGCGATCTATCTGCCGGTCGCGCTGTGGATCGGCCTCGGGTTCAGCCCCGCACCGCGCCCGCCCGGGGCCGTTGTCGAGCCGCTGCTGCTGCCGATATCCAACTCCCAGCTTTCCTACCGGGCGCAGTCCTTTGCGCTATGGAAATACGCCGACGCCAGCGAAGACAACATGAAATCGCCGGTGATGCTGTACGAAGACCTGACGCCGCTCGGACCGGCCAAAAGCTACATGCGCGACATCTACGATCTCGGCGCCGGCCGCTTCAATTTCACCAAATTCAGCAACGACCCGCGCAGCTTCGTGGTCTTCTCGGCCAGCGACAATTCCGACCCGCGCACCAACGGGCGGCGGTACTGGCTGGTGCTGCCCTAATCCTTCAGCCTGATCGAGCAGGAATAATTGGCCGTGGTGCCCGGAGGCAATCCGCGCATTTGCAGATGGACCTTCAGCGTGGCCTTGGCTGCGGCATGGCAGAGCTCCTCCGTGGGGTATTCCTCCTCGACGTCGAAGGGCTTGAACAGATCACGGGTCTCCACGGTCTTTTGTCCGGTTGGCATGATCGCGAGATAGTAGACGATGGTGGCGGCAGCGAGCAGCATATTGATTCTCCGTTAGAATAAAGTCCATGCACCGATGAATGCGGCTGTTAAGACTCCGCCGTTATTCATGGAGTTGGTGCAGCCGTTCTGTGTCAGGCTGCTGACGTAGACCGAATTGGCGACGGAGCCGCCCTGTTTCAGCACGAGATTTGTGCAGCTCGCTCCACCCGTCATGTCCTCCAGCTTCACAAAGCCATTGGCGATCGAGCCGGTGATGTTGGCTTCAACGCCGGTCGAGATGCCCTCGGTATGAAATCCGGTCAGGTGAATGAAGCCGCCCGTGATCGTGATCCCGGACAGGGTGAGCGGACCACCGGTCTCAACATGCACGTTCCGCATCGTGACGATGGTAGTGCCGTAGTTGATGAATATCCCCGTATTGACCGTCGCGCCGCCAGGAGTGCACTCGACGTTTTGCATTCCAAGGAGCGCGGCGCCCCCATACCCGGTCTCAAGCGATATACAACGGCGCCCACCGGCATAAATGGACACGCGATCGAACACATCGATTTGTTGAATATTGTTCGAGTAGACCATCGACACTGCGCTGGACGACGCCTGCAGGAAAGGCGAATACAGCGTGATGTTGTGCGGACGCGAGGCAAAGCAGGCGGTGTGCAGGTTCGGGTCGCAAATCGTCATGAAATGCTGTGCGTTGCTCCATGCCGCGCACATCTTCAAGGTCGAGGCCCAAGCATTGTGACCTTCGACAGAAACGCCGTTCGGAACAAGCAGCGGCACACTGCCGCATACCAGCGAGTTGCCGGCCGGATGGATAACCTTGGCCCCTGCCGACCCGCCCCCATCGATGGTCGGCGAGTGAATCCGTCCGGCGTAGTTCCATGCGTTCTGGATTGCGGTGTAGTCGTTGGTCGCGCTGGCGTCGCTGCCGACGTAATCGACCTTGGCGCCGAACTGGCGAACGTTGATGAAGTTGCCTTCATCGGGAACGATCTGCCAGTGGGTGCCGGCGGAATCGGTAAAACTGGCGGTCGGCGTCGAGATGGTCGAGACGGTCCAGGTGAAGCCTGACCCGGTGCCGCCGAGATACGCATTGTTGGCCGAGAGAACGTCGCCAACGGAATAGCCATTGCCGCCGGTATTGCGAATCGTGACCGCGGTGACCGCGCCGCCGGCAACCGTGATGGAGGCGATGCCATAGGTGCCGGTGCCGCCGGACAGTTCGGCATAGAGATACGTGCCATCGACGTAGCCCGAGCCCCCGGCCGTCAGCGATCCCGTGAGGATGCGCGAATCGAGAAACGGCGTGGTGCTCACATTCTTGAAGGTGGCCCCGCCGCCGTCGCCTACCGCATCATAGCCCAGCGTCCGGACAAGGCTGTAGGCGCTGAGATCCTGCGCGGCGGCCGCGGTGCGGGTCGAGATGGCGATGGCGCAGTTCGGGCAGCTAACCGTGCCGGTGACCGCGTTCTCGACCAGCGGCAGCGTGGCGCTGGTGACGACGGTTCCGGAGACGGTCGGCCATTTGACCGCGGTTGTCCCGGCGACGGCTTGCGCGCTGACCGTGGCGCTGCCGCTGGTTGCACCGGCGTAGACAACCGAATTGACGTTGACCTGCGAGACCGTCAGCGGGCTCACCAGCATCGAGGATAGAAGCTGGCTGAACGGGATGGCCTGCGCCGGCCCGACGCCGGCGGCGGTGCGGCCAATGACGGTGCTGGACGGCACGGTCGGGAAGGTCTGCGCGATGGCCGGGGCAAGCCCGGCGATCAGGAGCGCGGCGGAAATCAGGCTGCGAAGCTTTTTCATGGTCGGGAAGATGGCGAACCGACCGCCACCCCAACAACGCACCGCCGGTCAGCGGGCCCGGGTGGCATTCAGGGCACTAAAGCCGCTCGCCGTGCTGACGGTGAAGGTCGCGAAATTCACCATGTGGTACGTGGTCGGGGAGCTGATGACGACGCGGCGGGTGGGAAGGGTCAGGCATTGCCCGGCGCCGGCCGGCACATAGGCCGCCATGGATAGTTGGGCCCAGTTTCCAACGGTGTTGTCTCCGGTATCGAGGGTGGTGGAGATCGAGCCGTAGAGGTCGGTGACGCTGGTGGTGGCGCCCGTGCCAAAGCAGGCGACGCCCCCTATTCGCCAGTCCCCGGCGGTCAAGGAAATGGCTGATGTGGTGCGGCCTGCGTTGCTGGTGAGGGCAATGCCAGAGGTTCCGGTGTGGGTGCCGGACTGCGAGCCCGAGGTATTGATCGCGGTCCCCGCGAGGGCGTTGGCCGCCGACGTGGCGATCTGGAATGTGTTGCCCGAGACCGATGAACCAATGATCCAGTATTGCGTGCTCGCGGTAACGCCCGTCGGCAGCGCGCCTGTGGTCGTGAAGACGATAGGCGCCGTCCATGTCCCGGTGCCGCTATAGGGTATGCTGGACCATGTGACGACCGCCGGTGAGGCGATGGTCATGGTCACAGTGGCGTTCGAGCTTGGCGAGAGCACCGAGACGTATTCACCAACCTCGCCCGCCGCGGCGTTATCGTTGGTCGCCGTGCCGTTCATGTGCCCGTTGGTGCGGGCGGCCGGAATGGTACCGGTCGTGAGCTGTGTCGCGTTCAACGCGGTGATGTTCGTGGCGACGCCGGCCGACGGCGTGCCGAGATCGCCGCCTTGGAAATACGCCGCGCCGGTGCCGGATTCGTCCGTGAGGGCCGCGCGCAGGTTGGCGCTCGATGGCGTTGCCGCCCAGGTCGCCACACCGGTCCCGAGCCCGGATATGCCGGTAGCGATCGGAACCCCGGTCAGGTTGGTTCCAGTTCCGGACGAGGGCGTTCCCAGCGCCCCGCCATTGACCACAACCGAACCGGCCGAACCGACGTTGACGCCGAGCGTAGCCGCGACCGAGCTGCCCAGCCCGCTGACGCCCGAGCCGACCGGCAGGCCCGTGGCGTTCGTGAGGATCGCGGCGGACGGCGTTCCAAGATTCGGCGTCACCAGAGCCGGCGAAGTTGCGAACACCAGCGAGCCGGACCCGGTTTCATCGGTGACCGCGGTTCGCAGGTTCGCGCTGCTCGGGGTGCCGATCCATGCGGCAACGCCCGCGCCGAGCCCGCTGATATCGGTGATCGCCGGCTTGGTGCAGACCCAGACGTTGTTGATGGTGAGGGTAGTGAGCCATGTTCCGGCCGCGCAGTTCGGCGCCGGCGGGACATTCAGCAGCGTCGCGAGTGAGGCAAACGTGATCGCCGACGCACCGCTCGATACCCCCTGCACATTGCCGACCACGGTGCGCGGCGGCAGCAGGACGTTCGAGAGAGCCTGCGCGGATGCCTCGTTGGCTGCGAGCAGGGTGAGAATGCCGGCAATGGCTGCTTTGATCTGGCGCATGCCGGGAGAGTGGCGAAACCACCCTTCCCAACAACGCACCGCTACGGAGCGGCCTTCAGCGCCTTCTCGCTATCCCGGAGCATCTGCTTCCCGGCCTTGCCGATCTCGATCATGTTGAAGTACAGGCTGTCGATCAGCTGCCGCTTCTCCTCGGCCTTGATCGTCTGGTTCTTGGTGATGTCCCGCACCAGCTTCGAGTGCTCTGTCAGCGTCTCCTTGATGGCATCCAGCCGCATGAACATCATCGGGCCGCCAGCGGCCTGGATGCGCTCCATGGCGCCGACGTCGCCCTCCTGCGCCTTCCCCAGCCATGTGTCGTAGAACTTCTTGGTGACCTCGTGCTGGTCGTAGAAGTCCTGGATCGACTGCGCGCTTGCCGACGGGTAACGGACGACGAACGCCTTCACCACTGGGATATCGGCAAGCGTCGACGCCGGCTTGATCGGATCGGGCAGCACCCCGGTCTTGCGCAAGCCAGCATCCGCCGCTTGCAGCACGTACGTGCCGAGCCCTCCGGTCCATGCCCGGATGTAGTTCTCCATCAGGATCGGCGTGGTCACCGCACGCGCGGCCGGGCCGAACGGCGCGCCGGGCCCGGTGGCCTGATCCCGCATGCCCGGGAACGCGCTGATGACCTGTCCGAGCTTCTTCGTCAGTTCGGTGGTGTAAGGCGTGTACTGGTATTCCGGCAGGTTCTTTTCCTGGTCCTTCGGGATTAGCGTGCGGTCCGACATGGTGGATCGGTTCGCGTACTGTTCGACCAGCGGCTGGAACGCGGTCGGGGTGACGTTCGGGGTGATGACGTCGAAAACCGACTTGCTGAATTTGTCGAAGGCCTCCGGATTGTTTCCGATCGTGCGATCCAGGATGCGCTCGACGCCGGAGCCGAACACCACGCCGAGCTCGAACGGCTTCGGAATCCGGTAGATGTGATCCTTGGTCATCACGATCCAGAACATATCCCGCTGCCACGACGGCAGTTCCTTGTAGCGGGGATCGTCGTGGTTGGCCCACCACAGCAGCACCGACGGCAGGGTGATGCCACCGGCGACCTTGGCCGTGGTGTTGACGGGCGCGTCCACAAATGCCCGGCCGATGCGGTCAAGGCCCTGAATTTGTGCATTGCCGAACGCGGTGATCATGTTGTAGGCGCGCATCGAGGCGCCGATGCGGGCGAAATCCAGCGTCACCTCGCGCGAGCCGAAGGCGGCCGTCTGGATGCTCGCCTTGTCCTCGCCGCGCATCTTCTTGAACTCGCCCAGCCGGGTGGCGTTCTCGGCCAGTTCCGAGATCATGCGCAAGCCCCGGAGCGGACTGTTCACCACGTTCCATGACCGGGACATCAGCCCGGTTTCCCCAGCCAGCTTGGTCAGGCTCTCCTGCAGATAGGCCCGATCCATGGCTACCATGGTCGAGTTGGCCCCGCCGCCCTTCAGCCAATCGAGGAAGTCGGCATCCTTCCGGATCACGCTGATCAGGCCCTTGGCGGTGTCGATCGGCGTGAACAGCCCGCCTGCGCTATTCACGAAGGCGGTCATGAAGTCGCGAACGATGTTACGGACCATGAAGTCGGGGGACAGGGTGGCGCCTGCGCGCAGGTATTTCGCCGGCACCGCGAGCACCTTGGTCAGCAGGATGGCGCTCTCCTGATCCAGGCCCCGGAATGCCTTGACCAGCGCCGGGTCGTTGACCTCGACCGTCTCCTTCACGCCGTTGCGGAACGCGCCAAGCGTGGTGCCATCCTCCGGAACCGCCGTCTTGACGAAGTCCACCAGCGCCTCCGGCTCGGTGACGCCGTGTTCCTTCAGATAGTTAACAAGTTCAGGATCGGAAGGCGCGCGCTTGGATACCTTGACTTCGGCACCGTCCTTCTTCAGCGCGTCGATCAGCTTGATACCGACGGCGTTGCGCTCGGCGATGGAAATGTAGGCATAGGTGTTCTTGATGACGGATTCCAGCGGGTCGATGACATCGCGCTCGGAACCCTTCAGGCGCTTGACCGGGTTGCCGGGGCCGAACCCTTTGCTGGCAGCGCCGCCCTCCTCCGGCGTGATCACGCGGTAGAACGGCACGTAATTCTTGCCGGCCTCGACCATGGCGCCGAACGCTTCCTCGGATAGCACGCCGCTATCTTTCAGATATTTCAGGGTTTTGTTCTGGTAATCGACCAGTTCGGTGGCGGCCTTGCCGAATTTTCCCTCGCCCTCGGCGGCTACCCGGGTCGCTGCCTCGACGTCGAGACCGGACTTGCGGCCGGACGCTTCGATCTCCAGGCTGCGCTTCGACGCCAGATAGGCGCGGAACCCGTCGAGGTCCGCCTTCACCGGCTCGATGATCTCCTTCAGCGGCTTGCCATTGGTCTTGTAGGTGTTGAAATCGAAGGTGCCGTGCTCGATGAAGTGCTCGGCCTTGCCGAACTGGCCGCGGGTCAGCCGGGCGAGTTCATACGCGCCCTCGTCGATTGCCTTGAGCGGATGCAGGTTATCCACAGCCTGTGTATAGAATTTGTCCCAGGTCAGGCCCTCTTTGGCCGCGCGCTCGCCGACGCTGATCTTGTCGAGGATCTTGGACTGGGCGGCCTCGAACGATCCTTCCGGCGGGGGCTCAGGCGGCCCTGGGGGCTTCGGTGGGGGCGGTTCCCGCGGCGGAGCGCCACCTTCCGGCAGCACGTCCTTGTCGCTCGACAGCAGCCGCTGCGCCACGATGGGGTCGGTCTGGGCGTCGTTGGCGAGTTCGACCGGATGGATGCCCTTCTCCTCGTAGGCCTTGAGCATCTTCTCCTGGACGTAGAACGGCACATCGGCGTCGCCGACGACATGGGCGGCCGTGGCGAAGTCCTCGGCCTTGGGCAGGCCGCCGATCGTCGTGGTACGCACCTCGCCCATGGGGCCGCGCTCGTACCGGGCGACGGGATGGGACATGCCCAGCAGGGTGGCGATGGCGGCAAACTGCGCCCCGTCGCGCCGCGCGCGCGCCTGGTCGGCCGCGTCCTCGCCCAGGGCTTCCGATGCGACCTGCCCGGCCAGCGCGCCGACGCCGTAGATGCCCGCGTTCATGCCGCGGAACACGCCGGCAATCGCCGCCACGGCCGGCCGCATCACCGCCTCGTTGGCAAACTGGATACCGCTCACGAGAGGCATGGGCTTGTCCGGGTCCTGGAAGATGCCCAGCTTCTGCAGCTTCCTGGCATCTTCCGGGGAAACGCCGAGCGGGTGATCGCCAAAGCCGGCGCTGGCGCCCTCGAACGCCGCGGCCGCGATCCGGCCGGCCAGCGTGTTGCCGACGGTCTTGTTCAGTTCCGTAAAGGTTGCGGCATCGTCATCGGGAACGAAGCGATCGATGAAGGCGCGCGGCGCATGCTGCGGCACGTCGACCCACTGGACCTCCTTGTTCGGCACATCGACCCAGCTGTCCCCGGCGGGGGCCGTATCGGTGGGGACGTCGACCCAATCATCCTTGGCCATTACTCGATGCCCCGACGGTCATAGATCTTCCCGCTCGCCTTATCGCGCCACTGCTGCGTCGCCTTGTTGAATTGCAGATCGGCGATCCCATTCAGCGCGGCTGGGACCGGGACGTCGCCAACCATGCGGGTGGGCTTGGGAGCGGTCGGCGCTGGTGGCGGCGATGCCTCCATGCTGGTGCGCATCCGCTCGGCCATGCTCTCCATCGAATCCTTCAGCGACTTCTGATACGGCGCCAGCGCCGCCGGGCTGCCCATGTAATCGGGCTTGGCCGGGTCGAACAGGTCGCGCGGATCCTTGCCCGCCCTGCGGTATTCGGCGACCTTCTTCTGAATGTTGCGGGTGAACTCGTAGAGCTTCTGGTCGCCGGACGGATCCAGCTTGCCGAGCAGCGAATTGGCATGCGTGATCGACGACTTGAACCCCTTGATAAATTCGTCCTGCTGGCCGCCGAGCTCGGCGCCGTCAGGCGTCCGCATGCTCGAAAACTCCTCGCGCACGAACTTCAGGTCGGCCTTGGACAGTTCGCCCTTCTCATAGGCGGCATAGATCGGGTCGAGGGTGTCGATCCGGTTGGGGTCGCCGGTCGGCGCGCGGATGCGGGAAATCAAATCGGTCGCCGTCCGGTTCGAGACCTTGGCCTCGGTTTCCGGCTTGGTCTCGCGGTTGACGATGTTGATCATCCGTTCGCGCGCTTCCCGGGTCAGGGTGTAGTCGCGAGCGATTTCGCGCGCGCTGACGGAAGACCGTTCTTTCGGATCGTCGCTGTGCAGCTTCTCCAGGTACTTGCCCTCCTGAGCGTCGGAGGCCTCCTGCTTAAACAGCTTCTGGTTCTGCAGCGCGTAATTCTCATCTACCCGCCGCGCGCGCTCGACCGTCTTGGCCTGTGCCTCCAGCTGCTTGAGCTCGGCGCCGGAGATGTATTTCGAATACTCGGGGCTAGAGAACTTCTTCAGCCCGGCTTCCGGATTGGCATTGATGGCGCCGATCGCCGCCGCCTTGACGATTTCCTTCTGCGCGTTCTGCGCCAGTTCAATCTTCAGCGCCGCGCCATCGACGCCCTTCAGGTTCGGGCTAGAGTCGACCATGGCGCCGACCGAGCTTTCCACCAGTGCGAGCGAGGTCTTCAGCGAGGTCGGGTCACTGATCGCCGCGTTCGAAAGCTGGTTGGTCAGCGTCTCGATATTCGATTTGGTCGCCACGCTCGCCAGCCGCGCCATGTCCGCGGTCGTCTTGGACTGGAAATGGTTGCGGAAGCTCTCGACCTGGGCCTCGCCGAACTTCAGGCCGCCCTCGGTGAAATAGCCGTCCTTCATTTTCGTGAGTGCCGGCTCGATTACCTCTTCGCGGAACTTGGCGGCAAGTGTTGGATCGTTCGGGTCGGCGTTCTTGACCGTCTCATTCCATTTGGCATCGAGGCCCGCCAGCGTCTTGGCAGATTCTGCAGCGCCCTTGCTGATCTCCTGATGCTCGGCGTATTTGACCGCGACGTTGCCGACGTCCTGAATGGCCGAGCTGGCGCTGCGACCGATCGAATTGGTGGCCTCCGCGATCTGGCCATAGAGCGCGCTGATGCGGCGGCCCGCGCCGGCCGTCGATTCCGCCGCCCGGTCGTCGGGACGGAGGCCGAGTTCTCCGGGCGCGTTCATTTCGCGAATGTTGGCCATGCGTTCCCCTACTTGAAGAAGATCGAGGCGACGGCGGCGACGCCCTTGAAGCCAGCCGCCCATTCCGAACCGGTCGCCGCTTTGTCCTCGGCGTCAGCAGCCAGCAGCGCCGCCTTCCCCATCTCGGCATAATTCTTCGCCTGCACCTCGTAGCCTTCTTCGGTGATGAGGCCTTGCAGACCGCCGACGGCTTTGGTCAGTGCGCCCTGCGCGGCGCTCTCCCGCAGGATATCGAGCGCGCTGCCGCTGGCCGCAAAGCCTGCACCGGCGACGTCCGCCGCCTGCCCGCCGAGCGTCTTGAAGATATCGCGGTCGAGCTGCGCCTGCTTGATCGCGGTCGAGGTTTCCGTGAACTGGGCGCTCTGCTCGGAAAAGGCCGATGAGCGGCCATAATTGCCCGCCTCCAGGCGCAGGCCCTGCGCTTTCGAACGATGTGCGTCGGCAGCGAACAGGTCCGCCACCGCGCCGCCGACCGAGTTGATGGTTCCTGGGCCGAATGCCATGTCAGCGATCCATCGTCTGGATGAAGCCTTCAAGCGCGGCGAGATTGGCCGGCCATGGGCGGGAGACGCGCCAGCAGATCATGCCGTCATAGCTGTAATCATCCTGGATGGTATCGCTGTGCACGCCGGAGAACGTCGTCAGATCGGCGATCGGGTTGCCGTTGGCCTGCTTGAACAAGGCCGGGCGCATGTCATCGAAATCCGTTCCGAACGAAATGTTGACCGTGCCATCGACCAGCGCGGCATAGCGATGATTGCGGCGGGTCTTGCCGAGCGCGGGCCCGGTGCGCGCGCCGGTGTCGGCGGGGGCGATCGGCCGCACCATCTGCCCGTCGCTGTTATAGGTCAGTCCGACCACGATCCGGGCGGTCGCGGCGAAGACCGGCGTGAACAGCCCGCGCCCGCAGCCGGCGTTGATGCCGTCGCCATACGGCACGAAGCAGGAGCCGTTGGTCACCACAAAATCGGTGAAGCCTTCCGTGCCGGTGCCGCGGTCGCCGCAATCCAGCCCGGAGGCGAACACCTGCACGGTCTCGCCGTTGAGATGCCACAGCCCGTTCAGCGTCATGCCGCCAAACGGCGCGCCCACGATCGGTGCGGGGTCGCCGATCCGTGACGTCGGCTCGACCGCGTTGTCGAGGAACCAGCAGTCGGCCAGCGCGGTGTTTTCGTCGGGCGTGTCGGTCAGCACCTCGACATGGCGGACGCCGGTGGCGGCGTCGTTCGTCACCATGGTCAGGCTGTCGAGGTCGCCGCCCACCGACGGGCCATTGCAGATGCTTTCGACCGTGCGCCCGGTTCCGAGCTCGTGGCGGTGCCAGCCGGCAAAGGTCGGCGGCTGGGTGGTGGTCATCGCATCGCGCTTGTAGGTGATGCCGAACAGCGCGCCGTCGTCGTTGCGGCCCCACACCACCGAGCATACGGCCTCGGTATAGGCCAGTTCGGACACGCCGGATTTGATGATATGGCCGGCCTTGTCGCTGACGTCGGGCGCCGAGAACTTGCCGAAATTGGCGTCGGAGAAGAACTCCAGCAGCTTGCGGCGGTAGCGCTTGACGAAGATCAGCGTGTGCTCGGTGCGGCGCGGTTCGACATTGGCGCAGCCGTGGCGGGTGACGCGGCGCGCGGCGATGTTGGTCGGCGCCAGCGGCCCGTTGGTCGGCGCCACCACCAGCCATTCGCCGGCCTGCGTGCCGATCGTGATGCCCTTTTCCTCGCCCTGCATCCAGAACATCTGGTTCGTCGAATCGGAATTCAGCGTGTAGTCGATGGCGTTGCTGGCCGCGACCACGCCATATTGATCGGTCGGGGCGAAGTTGATGGAGACCCCATCGATCCCGTTCGACACGCAGCCGTCGAACCGGTTCTTGATCGCGCCGCCGAGCCACAGCCGGCCCTCGTACCATGTCCCGCAGGTCGGCCAGCCCGTGGTGTTCGAGTACGCCCCGAGCCGCCAGGTCGTGATCGGCTGGGTGTAGAGCAGCGCGGGGCCGAGGATTTCAACCGTCGCGGACGCGCTGGCCGCGGTCGAGGTGGTTGGGCTGAAGAACGAAATCTGCGCGATCTCGACGGCCATATCCCATGACGTCGTGGTGCCAAAGAGTTCGCCGCCGCCGGTGTCGATGGTCCCGGTCTGGATGACTTCGATCCAGACGTAGTTCCATGCCGTGACCTGGTCCGATGAGAGGATCGTCACCGTCGGCGAGCTGCCGCTAAACGCCAGCGTTCCGAGCAGCGTGCCATCGCTCGACGATGACGGCGCGGTCTGTTTCGCGCGCAGGTTCAGGGTGTAGAACTGGCCGAAGCCAAATACCCCGGCGCCGGTGACAAATTGCGCCGTACCGAAACCGCGGTCGGTGGACGGGTAGATCGTCGCCTGACCGACCCGCTGCGCGCCGGACAGCACGTAGTTCTTGCCGACGAACCCGCGGACCGTGACTTGCGTGCCAAATGACAGCGCCCCGCCGCTGTCGACCTTATAGGCGCACTGGCTGGTGACCTTGGTGAACTGGCCGTCGAACGGCGCGGTGATGCCGTTGAAGCCGATCATATCGCCGATCGAGGTCGAGCCCCCCAGGTTGCGGGCGATGATGTTCGACAGGCTGGTGATCCGGCCCCAGCTCCAGACCGCGGCGCCGGACGGAATGATTTGCCAGTTGACCAGATCGGTGCCTGGGGCGCTGCCGGTCGTGGTCTGCTTGGCCGACCATTGCGTGGACGCTCCCGCCTTGCCGCTCGGGTTATAGGTGACGACCTGACCGACCGTGTAGGTGGTCAAGGGGCTGAACATCGGCGGCTCCGACAACAGCCGCACCAGCCGGCCGACATCGGTTCCGAGAAAGCCGCGGCCGTCATTGATCGCCGCCGAGGCCGAGGACGGTGCCCAGAATGCCGGGCTGGCCGCGGGCGTGTTGTTGACGTTCTGGTCGACCAGCGAAATGTAGTCGACGCTGACCGAGGTGACGAACGCGCCCTTGGCGTAGGCCTTGGTGGCGCTGTAGGCCGGGAAGGTCAGCGTCAGGTTGATGATGCCGGATAGCGCGCTCGGCGTCGCCTGCACGCCATTGGTCGGCGGGTCGAGATACGGGCCATCGTTGAACACGACCGGGTCAATGGCGAACTGCGCCTCGATCCCGTCAGACGGCATGGTCTCGACCGTCAGCGCATGGGTCGGGTAGGCCCCGGAGAGCAGGATAGCCGTGGTCTCGGCCTGCACCGCGCGCACGTCCGCCCAGCTGCCGCCGATGTAGACGGTGACCAGTTCCTGCACCCGCTTGATGGTGGCGCCCACGGCGAGCGTGCCGAGCGTCGATCCGTCGATGGTAGCGCCGGTAAGCGCGTCGGCCAGCGAGAAGTGCGTGCTGTCGATCCGGGTCAGCGTGAACTGGCGGTTCTCGAGCAGCGGCGTCGAGGCGCCGGGCAGGATCGCGGTATCGGCGGTCGCCCAGGTCACGGCGCTAGCCAGCTGCACGACGGCAGGATTGGCGGCCGATACCGCCACCACCTCGACGGTATCGTTGGTGCCGAGCAGGGTGGCGCCGGAGCGGAAGCGCAGGAAGCCGTCGGTGAACTCCAGCGTCACCGCGTTGGCCTGCTCGAAGTCGAACTTCATCTTGCGGCCGGGCCGGCCCGCGCGCGTGGGCCCGGCGTGGATCGTGCCGGGGCGCCGCGTCCAGGTACCGATCTCGGTGGGGAAGCCGTTGAGGCAGACGTTCAGCGACGTGCGATAATCGGGCTTGTCAAAGCGTCCTTGGGCAAAGGGACTAATTTCCCCACCCAAGAAGTTCGGAATTGCGTATGAGGCATCTCCCAAGTCAGCCTCCCCGCAAGTACGAGAGGGCCTTTTCGAGCTTTAGCGTGTTGTCGCGAAAGCAGCCGAGACCGCGATTGCACGGATCACAAAGCAAGCCACGGACCTTGCCAGTGGAGTGACAGTGATCAACGTGCAGCCGCTTTTCGGGCTTGTCGGGTTCGCCACAAATATTGCAACCATTAACAGCCATCGCCAAATAATCTTCCGGCGAAAGACCGTAAGTGCGCGCGATGTGCGCCCAGTACGCTGTCAGACGTCGCTTTTCCTTGTACCCGGGGCGGCTGATTGTCTTGAGTTGAGACTCCTTCTTTCGTCGAGCGGCCTCGTCCGGCGGCAACCTTTTACGAGGCGGCCGCGGCACATACTTGTCCTTTGCGTACTCGCGCGCGCGCTGCTTCCCGAGTTCAGAACTTTTCCACCGCTTTCTGTTTTCAAGCAACTTTGCTTTCCCCTCGGGAGTTTCCCGATAGCGCTTGCGGTAATCGCGCATGTACGCGACTTTGTCGTCGGTGGCATTCATAGGCGGCAACTGATGTAGCTGTCTTCGGGCGGCTCTTCGGTCCCCTGTTCTATCGCATTGACCGTTCGCGCATCTCCCATCCACTCGTCATAGATGCGCGCGATGGTCGCAAGCTTGGCCGAGGACTGGGTGAGCGGCTCGCAGACTTCCAGACCCATGCGCGCGGCCAATCCCTCGCAGAACATCGGGTCCATGCGCGAGACGTCGGTGACGTTGGCGACGAAGCGGTATGGGATCGGGCCGGTGTCGCTGGTCAACAGGAAGCCGTTCTCCAGCACCCAGTCGTTGTAGGTGATGCCGGAGGGGCCGCCGAGCCATGACGTCACGCCGGACTTCGGGTTCTGCGATGCCTCGCGCAGGAAGCCGGCCGGCAACCGGAAGATGTTCTTCGTGCCGACCTGGTTCGATGGCCCGACGCCGATCGGGTAGATGATGTTGAGCGTCTTCAGCCCGACGCCGAACGGGAATTCGGTGCCGCCGATCAACAGCCATTTGATCGAGCCGGCGCCGCCGACGAAGCTGGTCGTCCAGGCCAATGGCGACGAGGCCGGGGTATTGCCGGTGTTGAGGTCGAGCAGGCTCATATAGGCGATGGCCGCCGAGGTCACCACCTCGTTCTTCTGGTAGGTCGCGGTGGCGCTGTAGGCGGTCGGCGTCGCCGGCACGTCCGCATTGGCGTTCTGCAGCGACAGGTAGACACGGTTGGTGCCGTCGCCGGCCGCGGTGTAGACCAGTTCGCCTGCGTAATAGGAGGTGGTGGAGCTGTAGAGCGCGACCGCCAGCGGCCCGAAATACGGCTCCCAGTAATTTGCCAGCAGCGGATCGTTGGCGAGGTTGCTCTGGATGTTCGACTGCCAGATATTGCCGTACTGATCCGAGGCGAGCGAGCCGACGAAATAGGTCGTGGTCGGCGCCCACAGCGGCACGTCCAGCTGCATGGTGTTATCGTCGATCGCGCGCAGCATGGTGCGGCGGCAGGCGAAGGTCCAGACGTTGCGGCGCAGTTCGGATTCCCGCAGCTTGCCGTAGCAAAACTGGGTCTCGCTGGCGCGCTCGCTGTTCTCGGAAAAGCCGGCCACCCCGAGGCGGGAGGCCCCGCAATGCTGCAGCGCGCGGTTGGCAATATCGATCTCGGTGCGGTACTCAGGCATGGCGGGAACCTAGGGTCCGGCCGCAACGCCCAACAACGCACCACAAAAAGACGGGCGAGTTTCCCCGCCCGCAGTTCTCAGGAGGATACGCGGGCTACTTTCTGAGCATGGTCGCGGCCTGCTGCAGCGCCGCGTCAACGGCGGATCTCAGCAACGACATGCTGGTGATTTTCGCGGTGTCGAACGCAACGGAGACGTCGGCGGCAGCGGCGGCGCCAAGCTTCGGGTCGTGCCGGTGGTCCACGCGGTCAGGCTTGCTGGTCGCGTTGGGGTCCAGGGTGACGTTGATGAAGCGGTCAAGCGCCATCGTTAACCCGCCACGTCAAAGCCGGCCGTGGTGACCTGCTGGGAGTTTTCGAAGAAGCGTTCGAACGCCTTGAGCGCCTTCAGGACCTCGACCTTCTTCGGCGTCACGCCGTCGAGGATGCGAAGCTCGAACAGCGCGGTAGACGCCGACGACGTGCCCGTCGTGAAGTCGGAGTATTTCTCCCCTTCCACACCGCGGGCGACTGCTACGAAATGATCGGCCATGGCTCACCTCACCAGAACAATTTCCCACGGCTGATTCCCAGCCGAGATATTGCCCACCTGCTGAATTTCATCGTCTACGGAGACGACGGGTTCGAATTGCAAGCCGGGCGCAACCCATGTAGAGCCGTTTAAACAGCCCCAAATAAGTCTGTCTCCGGCCTTAAGCCCCGGAACGCTAATTGATCCCGGGGTGTTGCGGTCGGTTAACGAAGCTTTAACCAACCCCACCGCTTCAACAGACATAGCTTCCTCAATCCGTAAATAGGACGGTCATGCCCATATAGCCCGTGCCGGTGGTGATAGCGGTGGTGACGGTGCCGCAGATGTCGAAGCTGCCGCCAGGGTCGGTCGTCAGTCCAAGCGCCTGCCACAACGGCTGGTTCTGTTTGAGTGGAGTGTTGGTGCCGCTCTCGTTGATGACGTTGGTCGGCTGGGACGCAGCCGCCACCGACACCGCCGTGGCGAAGAAGTCCTGATCGATCGCGGCGGCGGCGAGCAGTGCGGCCGGTTTGCCGATCGCGCCGTCGGTCGCGTAGTAAACGCCAATGTCCATGGCGCCCGCGGCCTGCACTGCGGATTCAAAGAAGATTGCCTTGATCTTCGCATTCGAAGGCACGCGGCAGAACTGATAGGTGGTGTCGATCGAATCCGCGGCGATCGCAACAACGCTGCCGGACGAGATGCACTTGAGCGGCGCGGTGCCGCCCTCGCCGGCGGTATTGGCTACCGCAGGCAAAGCGTCGGAGTTGGTGACGGGAGTGGATTTGACGTGACTGATGGCCATTGTGGTTTCTCCGTTACGGCGTTACGTCGGCAGCGGCCGAGGTATCGGCGCACAGCACAGAAAGCAGACGGCCCGGCTCAAGCCGCGTCGCGCCCGACGACATCATGGTGTAGATCTGGTAGGGCTGGCTCGACAGGTCATCGCGCTGGCTGATCTTGTTCATGGTGTCCTGCCAGATACCGAGGTACCAGCCGGATTTCGCCGCCACGATGTTGTTGCGGACGTTCGAGGCCGAGGCCAGCCGCTCCGAGTAGATGATGTCGAAGCCGAGGAAGCGCGTGACCTTGCCCTCCTGCAGCGTCGGCTTGTCGGAGAACTCGGTCGAGACCACCTGCACCTGATTGAGCAGATCGCTCTCGCCCTGCGAGTTCGTCACCCAGGTCAGGCTCTCGGCTTCCATGTCGACCTGCGCCTTGCGCATGATGCGCTTGGCTTCGATCATCTTGGCAACCGTGAGACCCGACGCCGCGGCCGAGCCGAAGGTCGAGGCAATCTGCCAGCTCGAGGTCGAGAAGGTTTCGGTGGTGAAGGCGGAGCTGTCGGTGCCGAGCGAGGCATCGGCGAAGGCCGCGGAGATCAGCCGGTCGTCCCATTCACGGGCGACAGCGGCGGCGGCGACGTCGGAATACTGCGAGGTCGGCTCGATCGCGGTCTTGAGCTTGTCGAAATTGTCGATCAGCTGATTGGCGTCGCGGTCGACCGGGAACACCCAGCGCCGGACGAAGTCGACATCCTGTCGGCCGATCGGGGCGAAGCGGCCAGCCGGCGGCATCATCTTGATCGCGCCGATGTACTGGATCGGCGACGCCTGCTTGCCGACGTGGAAGCCTTCCATGGCGCGGCCGCGCAGCTTCGACTGCTTCTGCTGCAGCTTGAGCGCGAGCACCGTGGAAAACTGGGTCGTGAATAGTTTTGGCAGATTCTCGGACATGGCTATCCCGCCTGAAAGGGGTTGAAACGTGAGCGGCCTTGCCCATTCGCGAACCGCGACGGGGACCATCAAACTTTCAGCCTTGTCCTTGCGGGGGCCGTCACTCCCGACTGACCTTGTCCTTGCGGGGGTCTTACGCTCGGGTCTCTGGACGCGGAAACTGCCGCGCCCGCCATTGGTCAACAACGCACCGGATTACGTAAATCGCTTCACGGCCGCGGCGGTCGCCAGCTGCTTCTGGGCCGCTTGCAGCCGGCGCAGCGCGGCCGGGTCGCTCATGTCCGGGCCGCGCAAGCCGCCCTTGCGCGGGTGCGCGCAGGTCAGATTGCCGGAGATCACACAGCCCTTCTGGCTGCACGCCTTGGCGCAATCGGTTTCGGTCAGGCCGGGATAGGCCGTCGTGGCCGCCTCCGGCTTGGTGCGGACCTGCCGCTTGCGGGCCTTCTTCTTCGGCTTGACGGCGGGCTTCTCGGCGGGGGCGTCGACGGTGCTCATCATTCCGCTCCAACGATCAGGGTGTTGATCCGGGTCATCTCGCGGGCTTCCGTCGCACCGCCGGCAAGAAAGCGACCGACCCACGCCGGATCTTTCTCCAGTTCGGCCTTGCGCGCCATGGCGCCCTCGCGGGTGGTGACGTCTCCGGCCGCGCCGCCTGCGCCGCGCTCGACGAAGGTGTCTTCCTTGGTGCCGACGCCGATCTTTCGCATCGCGTCCATCACCTTGTCGTAGCCGATCACGCCCTCCAGCGCCTTGACGGCCTCGGGCGCGATGCCGAGCCTGCGCGCGCCTTCGATCGCCTGCAGATGATTGAAGTCGAACTTGTCGCCCCAGTTCGCCCGCAGCGCGGCCTTCTGTTCTTCCAGCTTCTGCACGTTGACGGTGCTCTCACTGGTAGCCTTGGATTCGAGCGACTTCGCCACCGAGGCGGCGATAGCGGTGGCGAGATCCTTCGGCGCGCCCCGCTCGTACATCGTCGCGCGCAACTGCTCGGCGACCACGGCATCCTTGACGGCGGACAGGTCGTAGTCCTTGGCCTCCTTCGGCGCGCCGAGCCGTTCGTAATAGGCGCGGAGATCTTCCGGCTTGGCGTCCGCAGCCGGCAGCTTGACCAACCGATCCGGCGGAACGCCGAAATGCTTCTCAAGTTCGCGGGCCTGCTTGGTCGCGGCGACAAATGCCTCCTTGGGGTCGTCCAGCTTCCAGCCCTTGTTCTGGGCGTGGCCGATGAATTCGGCGTCGATGCCGGTATGCCAGGCGTCGGGGGTTGGCGTGGGGGTCGGGCTAGGCGTGGGGGTCGGGGTCGGGTCGGTCATGGCCGTGTGCTCCTTGTGCGGGCCGGGTGAATGCTTCAAGCAATTGATCTTCTGTCATGTCGAGGTGGGCCTTGATGCGCAGGTAAACCTCGCGGCGGCCTTCCAGCACATAGGTTCGGTCGCGGTCGCCGGGGACCACGCAGGTCTCGTTGGCGCGGCAGAACACGGCGAGGTCGCTCAGGATTGCCGCGCCCGCATCGGTCTTGAACGCGAGCATATAGGCGCGCTGCCGGTCGGACAGGATCTGCTTCAGCTTTTCGAGATCGATCATGAATTTCCTATTTCGTCAGCATGCCGGCGGAGGCCTGTTTGGCTGCAGCGCTCATCAGCGCGGCCTGCGCCGGGGCGGCCTGCACCTGCGCGGCGGCGGCCTCCTTCTGCGCGCGCGCCTGGCGCTTGGCGGCGACCGCTTCGGGGGAAGCCAGCCAGCTTTCGCGGACCCGGTTGATGCGCGCGATCTCCGGGGTGGCCGTATCGAAATCGTAGGGATCCAGCAGGCTCGCATCCTGCGTGATATTGACCAGCTCACGGGTCGTTTCCACAGAGCGCATGAAACCGGCCACTTCGCCGGCCTTCGCGGCCAGCGACAGCGGCGAGGTGTCGACCACCTCGTAGGAGCCCATCGCCTCGCGCAGCCGCGGCGGCATCGGCTCCAAGAGCCGCATATCGGCGCAAAGGTCGAGCTCGCGGTCGACCATCGTCGGAACCATCTCGGTGTGCTGGCGGCCGAGCGTCGGCGCGACCAGCATGCCCTTCTCGTTGACCAGTTCGATCACTTGCGTCGCGGTCATGTTCGGGTGCTCGGTCAGCACCTTGAACAGCGAGACGAGGAACACGTCGTTCACGATGCCGCTCTCCTGCTGCATCATCTCGATGGTGATCTGGATGTCGCCGGTCGGTAGCGTATGCACCAATGGCTTGCCGTCCGAAGTGACGCCGCCCTTGTTCTGCGCACCGGGCCGCATGTCCATACCGACAATGCCGTCGTCGGCCATCAGCAGGATCGGATCGCCGGCGCGGTGGCCCTGCTTCAGAAACACGATTTTCTGCGCGTTCAGCGTCTTCAGCGACGGCAGCACCAGCATCGCCGGGCCGCGGCCGTAGACCTCGCCCGGGGTCTGGTCGTAGCGCGACACCGCATAGGGGAACTTGCGGTAGCCGCGCTCCGGCGCCATCAGGCAGTTGCCCTCGATCGAGACGTAATAGGACGTGAACGGGAACGCCCGCTCGTCCAGCGCCTCCGGATCGTAGTCGTCGTCGCGCGGGCGAACGCAGTGCAGGAAGTTGAACGTGGTCTGGCTGTCGGCCTGCAGCGGCGCGCGCAGCGTCTCCGGCAGATACTCCTCGCCCCATTTCTGCAGCGCCTGGTAGGCGGTCAGCCGGAACCAGCGGATCATCCGGTCGACCTTGCCCTGGTGGTTCTCGCCGTAATAGGTCTCTCCGAACGGCACCGACTTGTAGCGCAGGCCGGCCGAACCGCCGTGCCAGCGGTTGTCATAGCGGTCGACATACATGGTTGAATTGCCGAACGCGCCGAGCGACTGCCAGTTGTTGTAGTTCTGCGCCACAAAATTGGCGTGCGCGGCGTAGCGCTCGCGGAACAGAACCTTGGTGGTGCTCTCGAACCACATCCGGCAGGCGCGGTCCTTCATCACGTAATCGTCGCCGGCCAGCGCGTGCCAGTGCATGTTGCGCGGCGTAACCATCGAATCCGCAATCGCGCAGAACCGATGCAGCGCCAGCGCGCCTGTGGCGTCGACCTGCTGCTGGGTCTTCTTGGCGCCGGGGGTGTTGTAGTCCTGGTAGTTGAACGTGTTGCGCGAGGTCGGCAGGATCAGCTGGGCGACTTCCTCGCAATGACCGGCCAGCGTCGAGCGTTCCGCGGTCTTCTGCGCGAACTCGCGCTTGATGCCGGCGACGATCAGCGCCTCGCGATCGGAGATGACGCGCGATGGTCCGACCGGCTGCACGTTGGTGGCATAGGGGACGATCTCAGTTGAGGATGCGCTTGGCATCAGGGTCCCTGCGGTCGAAGTTCGGATCGAGCCGGCGGTCGGCGACCACCCAGCGCTGGACGCATTTCAACAGTTCGGTACGGGCGGAATCGTGCAGCTTCATGTGGTCGGCCAGGCGCCGGAAGTCGTCGCGCAGCGCAAGCTCGGTCGGATAGATCACGGTCTCCTTGATGACGCCGAATCGGTCGACCACATCGGCAACGATGGCGCCTGATTTGTCGATCTTGGCGGCCGAGGTCAGGTGCGGCGCCGGCAATGAGCCGTCGAAATCCGGATAGACCAGTTCCATCATCACCAGCAGGGCGGCGTCGTAGGTGTGCGCCAGCACGGAAATCAGCACCATCCAGGTCTGGCCCTTGGCCTCGCCGATGCATCGCACCTGCCACGAACCGCGCAGATCGAAGGCGACATTGCGCTCGACGTCAGTAGCCAGCACCGGCGCCTCCCGTCGGGCCGAACAGCGACGTCACCGCCAGCGAGCCGGCGGGGCCGAGCTGCTGGCGCTGCGCGATTTCAGCCATGCGCTTTTTCCGCGCCGCCTCGGTCTCGTCATCGACCTGCTGGTTGAGCACGTCGCCGAGACCGAGCGCATCGACCGCGGGGCTACCCGGCAGCATCGGCTTTTTCTTTCTCGGCCGCCGCGGCCTTTTCCTGCGCCAGCTTGTCAGCCATCGCGAGGCGCTCCTCGGCCGCGACACGCTTGGCTTCGGCGACGCCGACGGCCACGGTGGCGTCGCTCAGTTCCTGCTCGGCGGCGACCAGATCCTCCAGCGCGGCATACTGCGCCTTGCGCTCGTCGGTCATCGCGGCGTAGGGCGAGCCGACCCCGCGCTCGATCTTGCCTTCGAAGCGGACCGCGCGCTTGCCGAACACATCGTCCTCGAACGCGCGAAGGCGGCCCGCGGCATCGGTGCGGGGCGGATCGACCGCGCGCTCGGAGCCGGAAAGCTTGGTCACCGGCTTCTGATCCGTCATGGCCTGCTGATTGTTGCGATCGATCTCGGCCGCTTTGTCAGCCGCCTTCTGTTCCTGCTTGGTCGGGTCAGCCATCGGGAATTCTCCGTCGGTGCATGTGATGCTGACGGGAACCTGAGCGGTCGCGGCTATGGCAACAACGCACCGGTGAAGACGTCGAACTCGGTGCCGGCGGCAATGACGTCCGCCTGGTGCGCGCGGCGCATGGCGGGGAAGTTCTCGAACGTCTTGGCAAACCGCAGGTCCATGCAGCCGACCCGGATTGCACTCATCAGGTCGTCATCGACCTTGACCACCTTGCCGTTGAGCCGGTGATAGCCGGTATATTCGTCGAATACTTCGGCAAGGTGCGCTGCAACCAAAAGCTTATTGCCGGCCAGCCGCTCCTCCATGATCTGGATGCCGGCCTCGAAATTATACCCACCGTCGGGGAACGTCGCATGCACGGGGCGCATGGCCAGCCCGAGCTTCTTGTAGATCGTGGCGATGGTGTCGTTCGTCATCACCCCGGCGCCGGTGCCGCCGTCATGCGGCCACGCCACCGGCGCGTCGCGCATCGGGCTTTCCTTGATCTTCGCGACATGGTTCGCGGCCATGCCGAACATCCGGATCGCCTGCATGACGTAGATCACGTCGTTGTCGCGGTCCCATGTCAGCAGCACCGCGGCGAACGGGTGGCCGCCCGATTCCGCGCCGGAGTGCCGGAAGTCCAGCGCCCACAGCCACGGCCACCATGCCGGAACCTCGGCCGGGTCGAGCCGGTGCTTGATCAGAGCGACATCGGTCTCGAACACCGAGCCCTGCCCCTGCATGTCGCCGCCGAACGCCCGCGTTGCCGCCTTCGAGCCGTAGCGGGCGATGATGTCGGCGATATCCTCGTCCGGGATGTGCCCGCGCTTCGAGACCGCGGCATCGTGGATCGTCATCAGCACCTCGGCGGTGCCCGGCTTCTTTTCCTTGAAATGCCGCCGCACCGGCGTGACACCGAGCATCGGCGACATCGACCAGATGATGTTCCCCTTGGTGGTGGTCAGCCGCGCCTGGCACTCGCCATAGATCTCGAAATCGCCCGGGTCCTCGTCGCCCCACACCACATCGACCGGCTCGCCCTGCCACGCCTCCCGGCCCATCTCGAAGGTCTTGCCGCGCAGGATCGCCGTGCCGCCGGTCTCCCGCCGCAGGCTTACCGTGTCGACGAAGTCGGCAATGCCGCGCGCCATCGTGGGCTTGCCGACAATGTTGTCCAGCGGGATCAAGCCCGTCCCGAGCCCGCCCTGCTGCCGCACATCGCCCAGCAATTTGACCTGCGCGCCGTCGCGGGTCTTGCCCGACGTGGTGCAGCCGTACCAGCCGATGAAGTCGTACGGCCGCTCGATCTTCGGGGGAATAAGAAACTTGCGGCCCTTGTACCAGTTCGGGTACAGCGCCAGCGAATCCATCGTCATCTGCGCCGCCGCGCTCTGGGTCTTGCCGAGCTGGTTGCCGGCGCGGATCATCTTCTCCGACGCCGTCAGATTATGGAATTCTTCCTGCTTGAAGTTCGGGGTGTAGAAGTCGATGCGCCGGTATTTCTTCCGGTACTGCATCTCGGTGAACATCTTCTTGGCGTGCCGGC